TGGCAAAGACAAAATCGGGCTACTCAGCGAGTCGTGATAACTACATGGCGCAATTGGTCTGCGAACGGCTTACTGGCAAGCCCTCAGAGGGGTTTTCCAGCACCGCAATGCAATGGGGAACTGATACCGAACCACTAGCAAGGGCAGCTTATGAAGCAAAAATGGATGTCTTGGTTGATGAAGTTGGATTCATCGATCACCCAAGTATTGTCAATAGCGGCGCTTCTCCTGATGGACTTGTGGGTATTGACGGACTTATTGAAATAAAGTGTCCCAATACAGCCACGCACATTGATACTTTGTTAACTCAAACTGTGCCTAAAAAGTATGCAGATCAAATTTTCTGGCAGATGGCTTGCACTAATCGTAATTGGTGTGACTTTGTATCTTATGACCCACGCCTCCCTCCAGACTTACAGCTATTTATTAAGCGTATTCCTAGAGACGATAAATACATTCAGCTCTTGGAAGCCGAAGTAATAGAATTTTTGACCGAAACGGCGCACAAAGTGGCCCAATTACTTAACTTGAAAGCATGAAATGAGCAGAACCATCAAAGAAATCACCATTGTTAGCGGCAAATACACCAACAAAGACGGTCAAGAGAAATCACGCTATCAGCGCATTGGTTCTATGATTGAAACCAAGAATGGCTTAATGCTCAAAATTGACAGCATTCCAGTAGTGGAAGGCGGCTGGTCTGGTTGGGCTTACTTGAACGACCCCAAGCCGCAAGAAGGTTTTAAGCAATTAAGCAAATCATTTGACGGTGACGTGCCTTTTTGATATGATGTTTGAACCATTAACCTAAAGGATTTTAAAATGGGATACTACGGTAAAGAGAAAGCACCCAAGGGTGTTACCGCTTCTGATCGCTCTGGCGAAAAGATGGGTAGTGAAAAAGGCCCAAACAGCACCAAGTTTATGGCTGGTGCTTCTGGTGAAAAAATGCCCAAGGGCGTAAATGCTTCTGATATGACAGGCGAACGCCGAGCCAAGCTGGTTGGCGGTGTTGCTATGGGCAAGGCTGACAGCATTGGCGACCGTGTTGATGGTCACATGGGCAAAAACGATGGTCGTTTAGGTGAAATGAAGGGCGGTAGCCGTGAACATATCGCCTACGCTCACGAACGCAAAGAATATAAGTGAAATAGCGAAAGCCCCAAAGGTGTGATGACCAAAGGGGCTTTCTAACCAGAACAAGGATAGTTGTTATGGCTAAAACAGATTCTAAAGAAGTTTGCGAAAACTGCAAATTTTGGGAATACACGGGTCACGCTGGTGAGTGCCATCGTTATCCAACCGCAGTAGTGAAGTACCAATCACATTGGTGCGGTGAATTCAGTATCTCCTTGTCGGATTGCACCGACTTAACTCCTGCTCCGGCAGGGGTCTTTTTATCCTTACCCGTTGTTGACGTTATGACACCAGAAAAGAAAAAGCCTGGTCGTCCTAAGAGGGTTCAACAATGAAGCTGCAACCGCTTAAAGACAAGATTCTTGTCAAGCCAGAACCCCGCATCCAATCTGTATTGTGGGTAAAAACAGCCGAGGCTGATACTATCGGCACAGTTGTAGCGGTTGGGCCAGGCCGCTGGCTAGATGATGGCACGTTTGAAGAAAACCCGCTAAAGGGTGGTGAGCGTGTTACTTTTGGCACATTGGCTAAAGACTACAAAGACGAATACTTGAAATTCCAAGAATGGATGGAAGATGGTGAACGCTATCTTTTAATGTCGTGGCAAGACGTTTGTGGAGTAATGGATGCTTAAGAAATCGACTAGCCCAAAGGCTTTTAAAGAAAACATCAAAACGGAAGTAAAGGCAGGAAAACCTGTCAAGCAAGCCGTGGCGATTGCATATTCGGAAAAACGTGAGGCTGAGAAGGCCAAGAAAGGAAAGAAGTAATGTTTAATTTTTCACACACAGAGCATGAAATGCGTGACATAATTCAAGCGTTGGAGGCTCGCATTGCATCCTTGCAGCAGCATCTGCAAAAGCTGTTGGCAGAAGCTAACGCCCAAGCCGTGGCTATGGCTACGCCTAAAGTGGAAGCACAAACAGACGAAACCGCTGTAAACTGAACCAGTAAGAACTGTTAAGCCAGCATTTGAGGATGGTGACGCACAGAATTTTCTGGCTTTCTTCTGTGCCATGTTGAAGCCCAAATCAAAGTTCTTACAAAATATATGCAAATTGTTGACCGTTCCATAGAGGAGTTGATACCTTACGTCAACAACTCACGCAAGCACTCTGATGAGCAGGTCGCCCAGATAGCGGCAAGCATTAAAGAGTTTGGTTGGACTAACCCTATCTTGGTGGATGGGGACAAAGGCATCATTGCTGGTCATGGTCGTTTAATGGCTGCTCGTAAGCTCAAGATGGATAAAGTGCCGACGATTGAGCTGGCGCATCTTACTGAGACGCAGCGAAAAGCACTAATCATTGCCGACAACAAGCTGGCGCTGAACGCCGATTGGGACAATGAGCTGCTGGCTATTGAGCTGAACGAATTGTTGGCGGATGGGTTTGCTTTGGAAGTGTTAGGATTTAATGCTGATGAACTTCAAGATTTATTGAATCCTGTAATTGAAAAAAAAGAATTTACAGATCCTGATGATGTTCCAGAAATCCCTTTAGAGCCAAAAAGCAAAGAAGGTGACGTTTATCAGCTTGGCCCTCATCGAGTAATGTGTGGTTCGTCTTTAGACATCAATTCATGGGACAAACTCATGAATGGTGAAAGAGCCGACATTTGTTGGACTGACCCTCCTTACAACGTGGCTTATGAATCTAAGCTGGCCGGAAAGATTCAAAACGACAACATGGCAAATGATGAATTTAAGCAATTCTTGCTTGATGCATACATTTCCATGTTTTCTGTAATGAAAAGCGGCGCTCCAATTTATGTTGCTCATGCCGATACAGAAGGATTGAACTTCAGATCAGCCTTCATTCAAGCTGGCTTTAAATTGTCGGGCTGTTTAATTTGGCGCAAGAATTCTTTGGTGCTAGGTCGGTCAGACTATCAATGGATGCATGAGCCTATTTTGTATGGGTGGAAACCTGGAAGCAAGCATCGTTGGTATGGTGGCAGAAAGTTAACCACTGTCATTGATCACGGAGAAGGTGGGCCAATACAAAAGTCTGAAGATGGTCGCTGGATGATTAAAGTTGGTGACTCTGTTTTATTTGTGTCTGGTGAAGCCACTTTGGAAGAAAGCCCATCATCAATAATCTTTCATGAAAAGCCTAAACGTTCAGGTGAACATCCAACAATGAAGCCTGTGGGATTAATTGAAAAGATGCTTAAATCGTCAGCAAGAGCAGGTGATATTGTGATTGATGCTTTTGGTGGCTCAGGAAGCACATTAATAGCTGCTGATCGTTTGGGAATGTCTGCAAGATTAATGGAATTAGACCCAAAATTTGTCGATGTGATTGTTAAACGTTGGGAAGATTTCACAGGTAGAAAAGCCGTTCTTTTGACACAAACTGAAGAAGTTGCGTAAAATTTAAGCAAATTCCCCTTTATAAAATGAATCACACTCATGAGCCAACCGATCAATTGAGAAAACTCGTTGAATCAAGCAGCGGGTTAGGGCTGCCGCATGAGCAGATTGCTATTCTTGTTGGCATTGACGATAAAACATTGCGTAAGCATTACCGCCAAGAGTTGGATATTGGCAAAGCTAAAGCTAACAGCCAGATTGCTAAGACGTTATATCAAAAAGCAACGGCTGGCGATACGACCAGTTTGATTTGGTGGACTAAAGCACAAATGCGCTGGTCTGAAACCGTTAAGAACGAAGTCACGGGCGCTGACGGTGAGCCATTGCAGGGCATCCAGGTTACTTTTATAAAGCCAGATGACTCCACAGTTTCAGAACGCTGAATTCCCTGTAAAGCTGGCTTTTCTGTTTGAGCCATGCCGATACAAGGTTTGCTACGGCGGTCGGGGTGGTGCTAAGTCATGGGGAATTGCCAGAGCCTTGCTAATCTTGGCTGCTAAGAATCCGCTGCGTATCTTGTGCGCTCGAGAATACATGACATCGATGAAGGATTCGGTTCACAAGCTGCTATGCGATCAAATCATGGCGCTTGGGCTGCTGGACTACTATGAAATTACACAAAACTCGCTAAGGGCTAAAAACGGCTCTGAGTTTGCTTTTGTTGGCCTTAAGAACAACGTGGCTAACGTCAAGTCATACGAAGGTGTGGATATTTGTTGGGTAGAGGAAGCCCAGACAGTTAGCCAACGAAGCTGGAATACGCTAATCCCGACCATTCGTAAGGAAAAGTCAGAAATCTGGATTAGCTTTAACCCAGAGCTTGAGACTGATGACACTTACCAACGCTTTGTCGTTAACCCGCCAGAGAATAGCAAGGTCGTCAAGATCAATTGGTCTGATAACCCGTGGTTTCCTGAGACGCTGCGGCTAGAAAAGGATTCACTCAAGGCTAGGGATATAGAGGCCTATAACACGGTCTGGGAAGGTTTATGCCGCCAGACTGTGGATGGTGCTATCTTTGCCCGTGAGATGCAGATGGCAGACCTAGAAGGCCGAATCACAAAGGTTGGATATGACCCCAATAAACCAGTTCATGCTGTCTTTGATTTGGGTTGGTCTGACGCTACTGCTATTTGGTTTGTGCAG